AGAGCTCGGAAGTGTTTTTGTTAAGCGCGCTGAACAGACACGCAGAGAGATCCAAGTAACCCATATAAAGATTGGCCTGGCCGTAATAGATCGGGCTCGCGGCCCGCAGGCCGCTCTTGACGACCTGATTCCAGGATCGATCGTTGAGCCCCTTTGCCTCCCACAGCACCGGATATTCGAAACCAAGGTCGGGGCCGCCGGTGATGATCCCGTCCGCATGACCGGCGATCGGGCCGTCGCTGAAGGTGTATTGCTCGCCAGTCTCGGGATTGAGAGTGGCCAGGTTGAACCCGGCCCGCTCGATCCACTCGGCCAGCAAGCGCTCGAGGACGTGGCCGGTCTCGAAGATGCGGAGTGCCCGACCTTCCATAGGCTCGCTGACCTCGCCGCGCCACGCGTATGCGACACGCCGCGCGCACAGGTCGCCGAGTACCGAGGCACCGAGATAGTGGCGGGGCGGCTCGGCCTCGCGCGCCTCCAGAAGCGCGACGTCAACGCGGCGGTTGATGCGCTCGCTGAGCGACGGTCCATTGCCGGCGCGCCCCGGCACGCAACCACTGCCATGATTGAGATCGACCATCAAATTGGCATGCCGCCTTTGGCGGACTGCCATCGACGCCCGCAGGCCATTCCATACCGCTTCAATGACACTGTCGATCTGCTCAGCAGTGCATTCGTCGAAGGCGTCCGCGATGCCGATCTTGACCAATGCGTCGTAGAGCGACTGGCGGGCTGCCCTGACGGCCTCGCGCTCCATGTGTGTGAGCCCGCTCAATTTCTCGATCTCCTCGGTGATGAATTTGCGGACTGTGCAGGTGATGTAATCAGCGACCACGTCGACGCACTGCGGCGAGCAGCACGGGAACACCAAAGACGCCCAGGAACAGCGCTCCTTAACGGCGTGACGGCCGCACACCACACACACCTGTAAGGGATTGGTCAGGTTACGACCGTCTCGGCTGAGGCGGCCTGAGCCCCCTGCTGCGCCAACTGCGTCCACAATCGTTGTACTGACCAATTGCCTCCCAGGCGATCCCCAGCAGCTCCTCCTTCGTCAGTGACCTGATCGGCCGATTGAGATTGAGGCCGCTGTCGGTGAGCCACTGGCCGATCGCCATTGCGACGGCTTCCCACATTCTTTGCTGCCATTCGTCCTGCTCACGATGGAAGGGTGAGGGGCCTCGCGGCCCCTCACTTCTTTTCCCCCTTCAGCCAGGCGGGGCCCTGTGCCGCCGGCTCTGTCGCCGCCGGCTTGTCCGTGGCCTGTTGCCACGCCGGTTTTGGCTGCTGCGCGGGTGCCTGGCGCGGTGCATCGCTCTTGGCCGCCGACGGCGCCGGCGCGACCTCCTTGCCGGCCTTCAGCGCGGCGTACTGCGGCTCGCCCGGCACGACCACGTGCGCGATCTTGTTCCTGTCCGGGTAGGTCCCGTTGTCATCGCGCTCGATACCGATCTTCGCGAAAAACTCGAGCCCGTCGAGGTTACGGAAGCCGCGTACGTTGCGCTTGGCCTTGGCTGTCTCAGACATATCCTTGGGGTCTAATCCCAGCGCGCTGTCGACGATGGCGCGCAGCACTGCCTGGGTAATGGGCCAAGCTTTTGCGACGCCATCTTCACCGACCTTGCCGCCGACGACAGTGAGGGGCTTAAGGATTTTCCGCCCAGTATGCGGGCCGGACATCACCGTGAATTCGCAGTCGAGATACTTGGCGTCGCTCCTGAGCGAGGCCTTGAAAAGGCCGAGGTCGCCCTCGCTGCAGCCGGCAATGTTCTCGCCTCCAGCGCGCAGAGCCAGTTTTATCGCGGCATAAGTGCCTTCCGGGATGAGTCCGTCAGGCCGCTGTTCTTGCGCGTCGTTGAGATCGTAAATCGATGACATTTGCTCTACCTCCTTCTATTGAGCATTGATCTTGGCGATGAGGCGGCCGAGATGCGGCTCCTCGATCACATCGAGGCGGCCAGACCGGTCCTTGGCAGGCAAGGACCAGGGGTTTGGCGAGCGACAGCAAAAGCTGCGGTGCTCGCCGTTGCCGGGGGCGTGCTGCCACCCGGTTTCTTTCGACCAATCAAACAGGTCGAACGCGATCACCTGATCGGTGATGAACGGCAATTCGCGCCCGACCTTCGCGCCTTCCAGCTGCGGCTCCCAGCGGCCGGGGGCGTCAGGCACGCTTTGCAGACCGCCGACAAACACGACGGTGTGCGCCGGCGCATGCTGCAGGTGCCGCAGCGCGCGAGTCATCTCTCTCGCCATCAGCCCGTAGGCGCCGCGCATATCCGGCTTGCCGGTGCGTTCGGAGAAGGCTTGCGGCTGCGTCTGAGACCAGACCAAGCACAACCGCGACGCCTCTGAGATGGAGTCGAAGAAGACTGTCGTAATGCCGCTGAGATCGATATCGGGATAAATCGACCGGACATGCTTCGAATGCGCGGTGCCAAACGGATCATTATCGCTCGCCGCCGGATCGACGCCGCCGATCAGGGCGACGATATCCATTAGGTCCGGGAAGCTGCGAATGGAGATGCTGCGGCCGGACCAATCGCGGATTGGCAACATTCCGGCTTCGCAATCCACAAACAAAGTGCTGTCCGCGTCGAGACCCAGGACGAGACTGGTTTTGCCGATTCCATAGGGGCCGAAGACTGCAATCGAGACCTTGCCTTCGGCTTCGGCGAGACGCTCAGCGGCGGTAACGACACGCAGCGTCACGACTCGCCCCTTGCTGCGCGACGCAATTGCGCGAGTAGCGCCCGGGTTATTGGTCCGTCGAAAAAAGTACTCGACACAACAGTGCCCACGATCGTGAAATCGGACGCGATCTCGTGTGCCGCCGCCTCCAGCCACTCCTCGTGGTATGTGTACGGTGGCGCTATCTCGTAGGGGCCGTTACGCACTGTATCGATGAGCTGGCCGCTGCCGCCCCGCGGGGATGCCGGGCCGTCTTGACTGATCAGGGTTGTGAAAATATTTATGAGCTCGTTCATCATTATCCTCTAGGGTCGCGTGCACTGCCAATGCCGCGGCCCTCTCTATTGGCGCGATCCGCGCCGCGGTCCTCACTCAAGCTTGATTTGCGATCTGCTGTTGGAGGGTCGCAAGCGTTGCGAGAGTTTCCTTGTGCGCCTCCCGTTCTGCATGCAAGTGCATGCAAGGCAGCGCGCGGCAATGCGCGGTCATGGCCGGCGTCATGCGGCGGCTCCGTAGCGGCCAGGCTTTTGTGATCAGTCGAGAAGCCGGTCTGGTCCTATTCAGCATTAATTTTTTCGAGAAATGCCAGCCCGTAACGATCTAGCTGACTTTGCGAATTTGCCTGCCGGCGCGGGCTAATCTCGATCGGTCGCGGGTACCGGCCCTGCTTAACCAGAAGCTTGACGTGGCGGTTGCTGTACGGAGGAATGCCGTACTTTTCCCGCAAATACCTTTGTGCTTCGTGAGGGAAAGGTATAAGCACATCCATCGACGTATCTCATGCTGTTTGCCAATGCATCGAGCGAGAGATGCGCCGAAATTTTGAGGTTGTAAACGTGGACGTTAGTTGGATACTTGAAAAGTTGTCCAGCTAGTTTGTCCAACTAGAGCTTTCATTTCGGGTGGTGAAATCTGGCACCGCCAACGCGGCTTTCACGAGAAGCGTATTTTCTGCGCAACCTTTTCACGTCGTCGTATGTCCCCTTCCAAAATTCAGGTTTGGCCTTCATGCGACAGTAGAGCTCCGCGCGGCTGGGCAGCTTGTAATGCTGCTTTCCGCCTTGCGCGGGACCGTCTGGCTCAAAGCTGGTCTCGATCCAGTTATATAGTGCCGCATCCAGCATCCGGCCTCTTGGCAGGGGTTGCGGCTGTTGGGGCTCGCGGGGCATTTCCGGTTCGGCGCCGCGCGCTTCTAAAACTAGCTCATTAAAAATCGCCTCACTGATGTGCACACGGCGCCAAAGACAATGCAGACTTCTATGATAAAGCTCTGCGCCCAATGTGGTAGATGGCGGATCGTATCGCGCGCCGTCACGCATGTTGAACCATTCGCGGAACAAGCGGACGACACCGCTCGGTAACTTTTCGTTGATTGCTCGGCGTGGCCGGGGTGACGCGCTTACGTCACAATAATACCCGAAAGGTTCGGCATTGGACCCAACCCAATCCAGCGCCCAATCGTTCGGGACTTTTTTGAGCTTGCCGCTGGTCTCGTCCTTGTAGGCACACAGAGTTATGATCCGATTCGCATGCTTCGTATTGATTAAGTCGATCAATACCTCGCGAACATCCTCACATTTATCGCTATAAATGAGCCGGCCGAGCGGTTGCCGGTCAGAAGGAATATTCGCCAAACTTATGCCCTCCGCGACTCGTCACAGTGCCTAACCAGGTCGTTACACGGCCGTCATGGCTCGCATGCTCTCTGAAAGATCGACCACGTTGGCAGGTGGCGGGTCGAGGATTTGTAACAGCAGCTGTTCCCAACGCCGCAATGCGTCAAGTTTTTCAGCATTGTAGCGGAACCGGTCATAGACGCCGTGCACACCGCTCTGTCGATGGCCAATGACCAGTTCGGCGTGGAACGGCAGCACGCCAGCACGCGACAGGCCGGTCCGGACAGTCCGGCGGATATCGTGGAGCTGCCAATGCTCTACGCGTCCGGGACCGGCGAGCGCTGCAATATCTCGATCGAGCCGCGCCTTAAACTTTGAGAAGCCGCTGATTGGACGCTTGCCGAAAGTAGTCGAGAACAGGAAATCGCCGCCGTCGATGCGCGGCAGCTCGTCGAGCAACGTTCGCATCCTGCCGGTCAGCGGCAGCGCGTGCTGCTGGCCGTTTTTCATGCGTTCGGAGGGAATCACGAGGCACCCAGTGCCCTCGTCGATTTCCGGCCAACCGGCGGAAGCAATCTCATTCAGCCGTTGACCAGTCAGGATGAGTGCTCGGATCAACGTCCCGAACGGGTAAGGAGTGTCGATGGCAGCCAGCCAAATGAACCGCAGCTCGTCATCCCGGAGCACGTGGTCGCGCATCTTGTTATATTTCTTGCCGCGCAGCAGTTCCGTGTTCGGGATCGCACCCGATGGGTTGGACTGCAGGCCACCGATCCGGTTGAACGCCGCCCACTTCAGCAGCGGACCCAGCTCGGCGCGAGCCTTCCGCGCGGCGTGCGGCCCACCCGATTTCAACCGACCGGAATTGCGCCGTTCGGAGCGGTCGGCGATATTCTTGAGGAGAGAGACGAGGTCGTTGTGGCTGATCGAGGCAATCGGCCTTTCGCCGAGTGCCGGGATCAGCTCGCGGCGGATCGTGCCTTCTTTCTCCTTCGCTGAGCGTTTGCCCGGGAGGCACGTAACGATGAACTGCTCGGCAGCATCGGCAAATGTAACGGCGCCCCTTTCCGGAGGAGACGGGGGGCGGCCCTCGATGATTGCCGACAGCACCTGGCCGGCGTCACTGCGAGCCTTGGCTAGGCTCATCGCCGGGTAATCACCGAGCTTGCTCCAGACGAACTTCTTCGAGCCGGGCGGACGCTTCGCGACATAATAAATCACTTTCGCGCCGACCCTGACGCACAATCCAGGCATAATGGCATCCCAGACGGTCATCCGACCGCTGTCAGTTGCAGGCTTCAGCGCCTTCAAAAATCGGTCGGTGAACGTGACCTTGCGAACATGGGACAGGGGGACCTCCGGCTAGCTGGCTAGCAGATCGGCGGCGAGAATGTGAATTACGGCCCTTCGCCATAACCCACGGTCGGTGCCGATAAGTCCCAATATATGCGCCGAATATCTAGGCGTGTAAAGGCGTTAAGGTCAGTTTAGGTGGCTATACATTCGGCTAGCTCATGATAAGTGAAGTATGCAATTTCACAATCATAATCCCAAGGTCGGGGGTTCAAATCCCTCTCCCGCTACTCCAATAAAATCAAGCAGGTAGAGATCAAAAAGGTCGCTTTTTGAGCGGCTTTTTTGGTCGCATAATGTTACATCGAGAATCAAGGATTTCCGCCATTTTCCAACGGCTACTAAAAACTCCATGCGACCAGCATGCGACCAGCGGGACCGCCGCGACTATCCCCTTTCGGGTATTTTGCCGAGCGTGCTGGCGATGCGGAAACTGGTCGCATATCGTGCGACCACCACCTTTCCCGACAACACCGGACTGGGCACGAAAAGTTAACGACCTTATGTGCGGGTCATGAGCCCCGACCTATCCGATGAAGAGACCCGCGCGCTCACCCAACTGCTGAAGTGCACGATTGACGATGACCGCTACCCGCTGCCGATTGGGGGCTGGTAACCAGCCCGGTGCGGAAATCTCTCATCACTTCAGGGTGCAGGACTGCGGTTCGCCGCCCGTCGCGCTGCTGCGGCGGTGGCTTCGCTGAACGAGTGGCGGGGAATGTTTAGAAGTGCGAAGGGTCGACGCTCTTCCGGGAGCGTCTCGCAATCGGCCTCGACGAAAATCTCGACGGACTCGTCGCTGGTATGAATTTCGACACGAACGAAAATCAACTTC